TTACCGGGGTATCTGACGGCTCTGCACGTTTCCCCAAACAGCTTTGCGCGGAATACCGACAACATGATCGTCAATACGTATACGCAATCACGTTAACTCTCTGATAACTCCTATACGATATTCCGTCACCGCCGCCGCATATAGTTGCACGTTATAGCGTACATCAAGAGCCGCCCCAGTCAGTAGAAAGTTGCATGAATTAAGTTGAATTTTAGGGAAAGAAAAAGCGCCCTAGAAAGAGCGCTATAAGATTAGATCAATCAACATAGATTTGAGTGCGTAACTCTCGAACTTTATACAACCGTAAACAAACGGATCATGTAGTATAACTCCGTAGTCGCGTTGAAAAGCTACTATGTCGCTTTTTATACTGCTATCATAGTGCGGACATTTGCAAGGCGCATAAGTAACATAATATTCATGAGAATTTTTACGTATATAAATGTATGCGTTATCAATAGAACAAAGTGGCTGATAGCCAGCAATATTCACATAGCCAACATAGGAAAAATCATCATAAGCGAACTCATTATTAAGTGCCATATCATAGAATCGCGTACCTTTGGTTAGCTTGTATAGAGCGGTTTTGCTTTTCTCTTCTATGAAATCTGCGCTGGGCGGCATAATGTGTACAGCCAAACCCCTGTCTTTATAATACTTGTGGTGCTTGTTAGCTTTCAGCATCTTTTCTACGTCTGAAACAATTCCCAGCCCGCTGAATATTTCGTTGTCTATACGGTTAGCGTTAGATAATAACCACATACGTAGTGCGGGTAGTCCCGCAAGTTCTCTGTTACGGTTGATTGTCTCATAAGCGTTGGCAAATGCACTGAACTCGTCACGCATAGATCGTACATGGCTCTCCGGTATAAACTCGTCATAGATGCAGTCAGAACAGTCTTGCATATCTACGCCACGTACCGTACCTATTGTACTTAACGCTATGCCGTATCCTATAGGGGCTCCGCTTGGGGTGTCTGTTCCGTCGTCTGCTTTTACTCGGTTATAAATGCCGTGTATCTTTTTTTTGATCGGTACAAGTCCGATGTTACGGTTGTACGCTTTATTGATCGGCTTAAAAGGGTTAGCACCCTCTCCGGTTTTACCGTCTGACAAGCTTTCCAGTTCGTCCTGTGTGCGTCTCATAAGTATAAATTTTTCGCCGCCGTTGTCGTTAAACTCTTTAACTCCGATAGCGCCACATAACGCGCTGTAGGTCTTACCAGTACCACGCGCCCCCGTGAATATCTGGAACGGGAAGGCATCGTCTTTGTAGTCCCATATATTAAGATATAGTTTATTCATGTTGGAACTCCTTTTTATAGAATCTTTTGTCTATAAATATCTCAGATATTTGTTTCGCCGCTTCTTGAGCGGCGCATACTGCGTTTATTGCTTGTGCACCAGATTCAAGTGCTTCTATAAGATTCTCTGTCTCGTATTCGATTGGTTTGTTATTGCGTAAATTATACGCAAAATCTAATAATATACGTTCGTTTTTACTCATATTTCAAAGTACGGGCGGCAGTTATGCCGCCCACTCCTTTCTAATAAAATGGCAACTCTTCTAGTTCCGTATCGGGAACATGCATTCAGCCGTTAAGCTTGTCTTCAATCGCCTTGAGAATATCAGCTTGGTCTTTCTCAGACAGTTTAGCCCAGCAGATAGAGTAATACTTTCCATCTTTTCCCTTGTTCTGGGGGAAACTTAAGAAATCTCCGTTTTTACCCTCAACCACTCTCATGCCGTAAATGGTGATACCATTAATCTCTACATCGGCAAGTACGCTGTCGTTCTTGCCTACTGTAATGGCTCTTTTAACACAATAGCTGTCAATCTTGAGTTCTTCAATGTTGCTTTTGTTTGCGTTTGCGTTCTCGGGTTTTTTCATTTTTAATCTCCTATAATCTCGTAATTGTTTAGATTGATCAGTTCGGCATACTCATCAGTTATGCCTATAGTGTAAGTACCCTCAATCATTGCTACGTTGCTAGCTGTCATAAATGTACAGCCGTTTACAGTTTCTTGGTGTATGCCAACGTTGTCATTATAATATAACTCCATGCCGCCAGCATCACGAAATACAAACCCTATTCGAAAGTTATCTATACTCTTCAATTCTTTGGCTCCCAGCTTTTTTGACACTCCCGATACTGTGCAATGCAGTCCTTTTTGGTCAACATAAGCATATTTTTTAGCCCCCAACGTCTTAAATTCTTTAATAGGATATTTGTTTTCATGTTCATAGACACCCATAAAATAATCTTTACCGCCGACCGATGCAAATGCACCACGCTTACGCGCTAGGTCTGCGATCTCTCTATTCACTTTTTCTATGGCTTCAATATCCGCTCCGACTGCCTTTGAGGAGTCGGTATCGCAGTATAAGGTGCCTTCTCCTGTTAACTCTAGTAAATCTTGTAAATGCTTTCTCGCCAGAGCTGTGCAAAAAACGCCCCAGGCGTAGTAAAGGAAACTATTTCTGCTCTGGTAAAATCTTTCTAGCGCTTCTGCCGTGTCCGGTGTGTTCACTATCCATTCGCCGTTCTCGTTTAGCGTGTTCTCTTCTTTTACCGGATCGGTGTACATCATCCCAAAAATACCGTTTAGACGATTTTTGGTCTTTGCGTAGAGATACGGCTTGTCCCCGACATCCTCGCCAGCTTCTTCTGCTTGCTCGATCTCATATTTAAGTCGGCATTTATCCTTGTATACCTCGCGTATGCAGTCGGTTAAGCAATCCGGTAGATAGTCATATTTAGCCGTACACATATCAGTTACTGCAAAACTATCCCACGTATACTGTTTTTTGATAATCTCCCAGTCAATATCTGTGACAGTCATTTGTATCCATTCGCAAGATAACACGCGACCATTATCTAGTTTTAAACTACCGCCGTGTTGAGAGCATTTACTGAGCGGTATGTACGGCATTATTACAGATTCTTTTACTGCTGGGTTTTTTATGACTACCCGAAACAGACAAGCGTATTTATTGAGTAGTCCGTCAAGTTCTTCCAGCGTTTCCACGTCACCGTATGGGGTAAATTTGTTGATCGGAAACTTAAATGCACATAAGCAAAAAGGGTAACTGCTCTGTACATCGAAACTATCTGCATTGTGCCACACTCTACCACTCATGTACCTGTTGGCGTGAGTATTACCGCCACGTCCAGCTTCTTTGAGCAACGTATAGATATACGGGTTCATTTCCGTCTGCTTAAACAACTGTCTATAACGCCCGTCTTTTCGGCAGGCTTTTCTGCACATTCTGCGCACATATCCTGTAGAGGTCATGGGTATTGTTTCTAGGTTGTCATGCTCGTTGATTAATTTGCGTTCTATCAACTCATATAAGCTGATAGCATCACCTACACAATAACCTATCTCAATATCCGTCAGCCGTGTCTTTGGTGTACGTATTTTTTTATAATCAAGATCACCAGCCGCTTTAGCGTGTATTACTCCCATTTCATTTTTCACCGCCTTTTCCAACGACATATTAGTTAGCTTGTAACTACATCTAAACTGTATCCCTCGTCCTGTCTGTACGGTGATCGGTTGTCTTGCTTTACTTGCAAATACAGTAAAACCACCAAAATAACATTCAAGGAAGTCCCGCATAAACTGGAACTCGTATCCGAGGTTATGAACATATATAACAAGCTGTTTGTTACTATTAAATTGCAACACTTCTTCCAGCCTGTCAAAAAATTCTAGCCATTCATCCCACGTTCGTCCTACGATCAAATAACCGCCAACATCCATTTGCCAGTGATACATAAACGCCCATGGCGATACAACCCATTCTGGGGCTTTCCCTTTATAGATGGTTGTTGTCTCAATGTCGTATACTCCAAACGTTTGCAGATATTCCGCGCACTTGCGTTTGTTGTTGCACTTCATAGCCTTGGTATCAAGACTATCATACGGAAAGTCTTCCACGCCGTACACTGTTACTGTATCGTTACCGCCGTCCAGCCTTGGAACTGTTACCGACCTAGCCATTTGCAGAGTTGTCAAAAGGTGATATATCAAGATGTCGCCACAGGTTTTTCTGCGTTACTTTCTCACCTTTTCGGAAAGCATCGAGGGCGTTGCTTAACTTCTCCATTACTTGGTCATTCGTCATACCTTGTTCTCTGGCTCTCTCGTAGTCCTCTATAAGTTGTTCGGAAGAGTACTGCAACTTGCGCAAACTCTGAAACGTGCCACTGTTTAAAAACTGGTAAAACTCCTTGCTATTAGCAAAATGTATACCTTTTTTCTCAAACGTCTCTATTCTTTTTTGCTCAATTTCTCTCTGCCCCTTAACTGTATGACTTGGACGAGTTAAGAAATATTGCAGTCGTTGTATCTCTGCTTTTAATACAGTGCGATTTTCGGTCAGAGTGAGTGATTCCGAAAAGTAACGTCTATTTCTTGCTTTTAAGTAGTCCAGAGCATCTACCGCCGCACCGTAACTGTTATAAACTTCCCCTGTGATCGGGGATGAATTTCTAGCCAGATCGCGTAGTGAGTTGTTCGCCCTCTTTGCCAGCTTACGCCGTATTTCTTGCAACTGCGCTGTGCTGTACTGATTTCCGTATACATCAGCTGTCAACGCTTGATCTCTCCTAGCCATTTAATCACCCTCTTCCAGCCAGTATTCTACAATTCCGTGAGTAGCGTTGATCTTACTGTTATCTGCCCTATATACTGCTACGCCGGTGCCATAGTGCCCCGAGTACAACTCGCAGACGCCATATCCCAACCGTTTAGATATATACCGGTAGGCGTTCGCGCTGTGGTGGTACTTAAGCCCACAAGACTGTAAAATTTCATGCGCCTTTACATCATCATACACGTGCCGTAAATCTGGCAGTTTGCCCCATGGTCTAACCATATTCTCACCACCTTTCAGACCATGAGGGGTTCTACTGCTCTACGTACGCCAGCTTTACAAAATCGTTAATATCAATGGAATACTTGTTAGAGTGCTGGTCTACTGATACGACAACTGCTTTCGGGTCAATACGGCGCACTTCCTTGGCAATCTTGGTATCGGATAAAGGATCACAAGACAGAATAGTTGCAGTAATATTCTTCGCTTCTGCTTTTCCGTCCTTTACTTCTACGGTTGCCATTACTACGGTTGCTGTGTTGATAGTTTTTGTGATTTTCATTTTTTCTACCTCTTTCTTCGCCCCTTTGGCGAATGGCTAGGGAGCCTTTGCACACTCCCAGCACAGCTTCACTGCCGCTAGCCTATTTTTCTAAACCCATGTCAGATTCCACATCCGCACCCATAGCATAAGCAATTCCACGTGCTTCGCCCAAAATCTTGGCTCCTTGTTCTCTTAAGTAATCTACACTGCATTTGCCGGTTTTGAACATTTCCAAAAGTTCCCCGTGCTGTTGGTATAATTCGTCTAGTTTCATTTGTAATACTTCACGCATTAGCATCATCCTAAAATCTCCTTATTCAGATTATATAAATACTCAACATGGCTATACCATTCTTCCGCACTAAATGCCCTAGCAACATACATCCCCCTTAACATACCTAGTGTATACATATATCCGCCTTCTTGCAAAGTGGTCTTAATCAATTCCTTTATTTCTTCTTCTCTCATTTACTACCCCCATTGTTCTGCCATTGCTTTCGCTACACCAGGGAATGTTTTACTTCGTTGCTTTCCTCGTTCTCCCTTTTTAGCGCTTGCCATATAGGACGAATCAAAAGTCACCTGTCTACCGTCTTTGCACGTATATTTCACCAGTGTAGGTTCTACCACATTTGTAGATACCAGAGGTGGTAAATTCTTAAGCCAAAGGCAAGTAGTTTTTCTGTGAGGATCACCGAAAAAATACGGTTGTATAATTTGATCCGGTTTTCTAGGTAGACCATATTCTTTGGCAAGATCTGGAAAATATTCTCGTACATATTCCCCACTTATAATTCCCACCGGGTTTTCTACTGCTATTTTAGCGCACCTTGCAGAGAGAAACGCCGCAAAAAATTTAATTGATGCACGTTGTCTTCCGTCAGCTCTCTTTTTTTCAAAATGCCTTGCGCCGCTAACTGCAAGATCGGTACAAGGTGGAAATGCAATAATCATATCCCAGTGACTACTTACGCTGTGTGCTTGTCCGTCCATTGTTTTAAAGGTACAAACGCCGTTAAGCAGTGGTAGAACATCACCTTTTATATGCCATTCCGGGTGCCCTCCGCTACACTCTAATAAGTCACATGAATAAGCGTTATGCCCTTTTTTTCTTAACTCTGTACATACTGCCTGGCTCTCTTCACAAGCTACTAATACATTCATTTCATCACCTCCACACGACAAATTATCTTTTTTTTCATTTGTCAACGGCTCTTTCCTTGTGATAAAGTAGTTGCCTGTGTTTCCGTATTCGTGTCTCTCGTACTCGTAACCGCTTCTGGTTCTTACCCAGCCGCATTCCATGACTCTCTTAATAAACTCTGGTTTTAAGCTGTATGCACATTCTGTCTTTGTTATAATCATATTATTATCTCCTTTACTCTGTAGCGTTGTTTTCTTGTTCCTTATGATCTTATTATAGCAAATTTCCATGTAAATACAAGCCGTAATATTACACAAATTTACATGTAAAAAAACTGCTTGCATTTGTGCAGTATTACTACTATAATATACTTAAAGGGATTGCTCATAGTCCAGCCGTCGGAAGCGGTAGAGCGTGACTTGGACGGTCATATATCCCTACAAAAAAAGAGAGTAGATTTATCTACTCTCTTTTACTTTGCCTTATTTACTTTCCAGCGCTGTCACTCTCTGCTCAAGGTTTGCTACTTTGGTTTCTAACTCCTTGATCTTGTATAACATCCAGTCAAGGTTTGGTTGTGTACTGTTGTTGTAGGGATACTCATAACCACCTAAACAACTTCCGTTTGTGTATGGCATCCTATCACCTCCTTTAATATACTTGTATCAGATTATCGGTTTCGAACTCCTCAGCAATCAACGCGTATATGTCAAGGCTTCTGCGCAATGCCAACTCCCCCTCTAACATTTGAGCACTTGTGGTAACGCCGATGTTACCATGTATGCGGCTGGTAAATGTCCTTGTTCCGCTCTCCTTGTCTGTACCGTTTGTACTGCTGGTTCCGCTCGATTTAGTGCGGCTGTTGGGTGTATAGTCTGTTGCATTATAGCCTTGTACATCGGCTTCGTTGGTGCTGGCATCCTCTCCGCTGTTGGTCAGTGTGTGGGTAATATCCGGTATCTCTGTACTGTCCTCATGCCGATCATAATTTTCGATTGGGTTGTACTCCGCTGTAAACCCTTGCCAGAGTTTTGCAAAGTTGTCTTTGCGGCGTGTAAACCATTCTGTGATAGCAGACTTTACCTCTAGCGGTACTTGGTAGTACGGAAACAGATCACCGCTCTGTCTGATGATCTGATTTACCATGAGTGTATTGTCCATTCCCTCGGGTAAGATCACGCCGTCAAATAACGTAGGATCATACTTATACATTCCGTACAGTGTCATCCGTGGCTGTATCATTACTATCCCCCCTCTCTGTCAATTCTACGGTGATTCCCAGACCGCTAATTGAGTTTATCTCTGCAATGCCCTCTTTGATGTTATCATAGATCACATTTATCATGGCTTTTGTCTCTTCATCGTTCTGGTTCACCTCGTCAGTATTCAACCGCTCGCGCTTGTCATAATTGGCGTTAGCAATGCCGATCTTGGTTAAAAACTCGTTAATGATCGTACGCTTACTCTGCAAAAGATCATTTACAATATAGGTTGTTTTAATATCCTTGTACAGAGTGTCGATCTGCTTACCCTTTGTAACACTCTCGTTTGCAACTACAAGCGGCTCTCCCTGTGTACTCTGCGCATATAAGTCTTTTATCTCCTGTGCGTGCTTTTTGTTCCGCGCTTCAAAATACTTTGTTACGTTGGCGTTCATAAGATTAACGTCTATGCACCGATCAATCTGAGCAAGCTTAACAGCATAGTGTCTTACAAGATCATCCAGTCCTCCGTAGTCGTCAAATAGTTTAATGATACCACTGTTTACTCCGATTACTCCATACTTGGGGTTGGTTAGATAGCTGTTAGTAATGACAATCTCTTTCGGGTTCCAATACATATTGATCTGCGATACACTATACGGGGCACATATCCAGCCGTACTCCCTAGTATACATAACGGCAATCGATCCCCAGCTAAACAGCCAGTACCGGAAAAAATTTAAGTCCCAGTCTTTCGGCAGTCCGAATTTAAAGCGGCTGAATATGAGTTGATAAAGGTAACGCTTTTCGTACAGTGTTGCATTAGTGTTCTGCCCGTTAACGGTACTGGGTTGTTGTACCCAGTACTGTGCCATGCTGTTCTGCTCGTAGGTTATAGGCATATCCATTATAGTATCACTCCTTCTTTCAATAATGTGACGATCTCGTTTTGCTCGTCCTCTGTGGCGTTGGTTCCAGATAAATTAATATCCTTGACCCGTACATAGCCTGTCAACTGTGACAAATTAACCCGCTTGTTTGTAGGATACCCGTAAAACTCATTGTATCCGTCAGCGTCGGCAGATTCTACCCTCTTAATAATAAGATACGGCTTACGGATTCCCATTGCACCGGCATTGCTACCCAGCGAACCCGACATTGCCACGCTCGCTCTGGCTCCACCTCCTAAAGCGTTCGCCGCCGCTCCGATCGCTACCGGTGCCAGCGCGCCGCCTGTTGCTACTGCGGCGGCTCCACTTACTACAGCACCCAGTAGAGAGGATACGGTACTTAAGTAATTGCCGCTGGTAATTGGCATTTGTACTGCGCAGTTACCAGTGTAGGTATAGAGCACGGCATCCAGTCCATACTTTTTGACTGTTAATTGAGCAAGGCAACAACCCGTGAGTACATCAATCTTGTATTTGATTCCCAGCGTACTATTAACTACATCATCAGCGTTTAACTCTACAATGCCGATAAATGGCAAGTAGCAATACACCTGTGTAAACGGCGAGTAGTCCCGGGCATCCCCAAAATACTCATTGATCGTAACCGTACCGCAATCAATCTCTGTGTACTGCTCTGTAACGATCTTGCTTGATACACCACTATTGATATATCCGACTTGTATGTCTCTGTTTGCTCCCGTGGTAGGGGTTGCATACATTACATGCAGACCTATGATAGCTTGCATAGGGTCTTGCAGTAGCTTTTTAAGCTGGTCAAGGTTAAGACCATCAGAACCCCACAGCCAGCGGCTGAACTCTTTGACTTGTGCTAATGTAGGGTTGTAAAGGTTAGCAAGTCCGGTAGCACTTCCACCTCCGCCAGAGATTGAGGGGGGTGTAGGGGTAGGGCTTACATCGGGAACGGGGGTTATCGGTGGTGTAGGATACGACGGTGCATTTTTTGTCTGCTCTTTTGCCTGTTCGCCCAGCTGGTTTGCCGTCTCTGTGTAGTTATCGGGTAATGTGCCCTCTCTTGCTTTATCTCCAGTGAATGGATTTCCGTTAATTAATGGATCTGTGTTGGGAATAGAAACAGGTAACCACTTAACTTTGGTTTTTCCGTCCCCCGCAACCGTTTCGATAGCATTGCTTACCCAATCGGGGAATACTACGGATAATGGTTGGTCTTTCGTGCCTTGCGTACCGTCGGGGGTAATCCCAGCTATACCCTCATTTGTCGCATTCCAGTAACTTCTAAAATAGATATCACCTGTATATATATCACTGTCAATCTGAGTACGCCATTCACCCAATTCATACGTAGTAGACGATCTACGTGAACTCTTTGAGTATACAGTAAAACCATTATTATACGTAAAATCATAAGTGTAATAGTAATAGGCTTTACGATTTACTGTACCTTGGTAGTATACTTTTCCGTCGGAATCAAGTTTTTTTTCAAGCGTACCTGTAAATGGTAAAGTTGGTGCTGAGTTCGGATATGGGTAGGCGGCAACATCAAAAAGTAGCGCTTTATATTTTTCGCCGCTATTTTTATTAATTCTGGTCGTTATCTGATAATGGAAAAAACCATTTGCGGCGTTGCTTACCATATCCCTAAATTGCGCTAATACAGTGGTTTGGCTGTTCCAATCAATATTAAACTCACTAAAAACATCTTTGAAATCGTCTTCCGTAAATGGTGTTGTAGTAGGATATGATGTTATTTCAACATCTATTGTTTCACCGCTTGCGGGCGGCGTTTGATCTGGTGCGTAGGGTATGAAATAAGTGTCGTTTGCTCCATTGTCAAAAAAAGCGTTACGAATTGCTTCCACCATATCTTGTGCCATGTACACAATACCATCTTTTATTACTACTAAGGCATTTGTGTCGCGTGTCATTTGTGCGATCTCGGTAGGGTCAAGGTCTGTTCCAAATACTGCGTTTGAAACTTTTGTCCAAAACTCTGGAGCCGCTTCGAACGATGCTACACCGACACCGAACCCTATAGCGGCACCCGCCGCGGCAGTACCTACTGCGCTAGATACGCTTGTGGCTACTCCTGCGGTGGTTACTGTTGCCACCGTTCCTCCTGTGGGAATCTCTTCAAAAGTTGCATCACTTATAACATTTACTGTATCTATTAAACCCGTAGTAGTTGTAGTACCGATTCCGGTAGGTACTGTGTAAGATGTAGTCGTAGGGACACCGTAGATAATAGGTAATTCTGGTGCATCGGGAATCCTAGTCCACCAATCGCCTTTAGTATCTACCGGTGCGAACCCATAGTCACGGAATACGCTAGGAAAACCATTATCCCAATTTGGGTTTCTGATGTTGTATTTGCGCTCTGCCTTGGTGATCTCGTTTAATACATCGTACCATCTATACTGTGCCATTACTCCATCCCCCCAGCTGTAATTAAGATAAACTCTCCGTTATCATTAAAACCATTTGCAAAATTAATAATACTTTGATCGGTTCTATTTGTATTGATCCAGCTACCATCATTAATGTAGTTAAAAGCCGCTCCAAAGTTTTCTACCTTATCAACTATTGCGTAGTTCCCTCGTATCTCTGATGCATAAGTCATTAATACATCAATCCCTAAAGATAACTCAAACAAGTTTGCGCGCAGAGCGTTTATCTCATTGATGTAGTAGTAGCGTCCAAAGTCTGGAATATAACAGTAGTTATATCCGATTACTGCAATATCTTGTATTTGTAAAGACGGGGACATTACAGAGGATTGACCCCGCAATGTTCCCGTCAGTGTAATTCCGTCCGTTAATTCTTTCACCAGTTTCTTACGCGGTGATAACGTTTTAAATAACTTTATTTCCATTTTTGTTACCTCTCTAAAAATAAAGCTTTTTCAGCGACTCTGCGTCGCACCAGTCCTTTGAGGACTTTGCCCCCAGACTTGCGATACGAGGGCAATGTGACCGCTATCTGTGAGCGGTTACGCCGTCCGTTACGTAAGAGAGATCGTAAGTTAGTGGCTCCGCAGTTAAAGGTAAAAGACACAAGCGCGTCATACTCGTTCTGATTCCAATGGTAGATACTGTCATAGCGTTCTACTGCCTTTTCGCTGTTGCGTAAATCAGCGGTAAGATACGCGCTTGCTTCTTCTTCTGTGATTTTCATTCCGCGCTTAACTCCTCGCGTATGCCCGTAGCCGATAGTATACACCCCAGCTGGGCACTTGTACGCTGTCAAGCGTAAACCCTCAAATTGTTTTATTAAGTCAATGCCCCTCTGGGATGTTTTCATATACTTATTCCTCTCTTCCTGTAATATCTGATAACTTGTCAACCAGCTTCTGCACTACAAGCGTATTGTTGTTAAGTGCTTCTTTCACCCCGTCCATTTCTTCCTTGTGCTGTTTCTGCATCTGGTTTGACTGCCAGAAGAGAGCCACGCACGCCGCGATTGGAAAACCGACAGTGCTAATTATAGATACAACGTCGTTCACACCCATGTCTCACCACTCCTTTACTGCGTATCAGCGGCACCACCGGCACCCATTACAAACAATACCGCATTCTCCGTAAAGTCATTGTACGAATTGAAACGCCAGTGCATGAAGTTGTTGTAATAACCGCCAGCAGAGTTAAACGGCGTTGTGCTGGAATAATCAAACTGCGGCATAACTCCTACTGCTTCATCATCGGTCAGCAGACCCAGCACATACGGCAGATCAACGGTTGTTTCTGCTGTCTTGCTGTTACCTGTGGCAACATCAAGGATGTTGGGCGTAACTTTGATCTCCGTAGGGTTGGTCTGAGACTGCCAATAGTTGACACCCTCAAAAGAGCCAATATCCAAATACTCCGGGTTAAAAATGCTACTGTATACCGTTGCCTGTGTCTTAATAAATACGGGCTCGTACATAAACATTTTCTGTTTACCCTTGGGCGTATGGCGCAAAATCTTTGCCTGCCCGGTGATCTGTGCGTGATTGAGTTCAGACATATCCACAAGACGACTGGAATAAATCTTGATCGTGGATGCAGTGAACTTCATAAAATCTTCAAGGTGTGCCGCAGACAACAACTCTTCACGGGTGTAAGTAGTGCCGTTCTCTGTGTTAAATTCCTTGGTAAGATCAACCTCAGTAAGACCCATGCTGGAAATACCCGCCATAAAGTTAAGCAGAGTTGCACGGCTCTTTGCTTCGTTCAACAGTTCGATCTCATTACTAAACTGCACCATGACTGCCATAATAAAGCGGTTAAATTCCGTCTCGTCACGAAACGCCAGTGCCAACTGATCACGGAAAATGGTAATATGCTTCTGCAACTTCTGCGTACCGTAGAAATTAAGCTGTACCGCCTTGGGAGCCTTGATCTTGTACATATCAACACTATTTCCGTCTGCTAACTGTGCGGGCGCTCCTTCTGTATTATAGTCGGTAGATGCTTCACTCTCTACATACAGAGTAATGATCTTTCTGATCTGCGCCCCCCAGCGCTCCGGTGATACTTCGAGACTTGCAAAACGTGACTTATAAGGTCGCACACTAAAGATCGTTCTAGCGAGTACTGTACTGATAGCGTTAAGTGTGTTCTCTGTGCCAGTCCGCAAAAGCTTTTCACCTACCGCGGTAAAAGTGCTGGTATCAAGAATACTGATTTCCTCTCCGGTTGCCTGTTTTACAACCGCTTCCATAAGCGCGTGAGCATCACGCGGCGTTAAACTGTTAGCCATTATTTACTATCTCCTTTCTTAGTCCCGTTCATCACTGCATCCAATGCCCCAGCTAATGCATCCTCGGGGTTATACTGCGGCGGCAGATCATAACGTTGTCCCGCCATATTCATTGACTGTAAAAGTGCAATCACATCGGTGGTGTCTCTCTTCGGTTCCTCTTTCTTCGGTTCCTCTTTCTTCGGTTCCTCTTTCTGCATCAAGGCTTCCAACCTCTCGCTCAACTCTTCAAATGCCTTGGCAAAATCGGTCGTTGCTACGTCCTTTTTCTCTTCGGGTGTAGCGTCCTCTCTTTTCTGTTCGGTTGATCCGCTGTCTGCCTTGCTCATTGCCAAAATCTCAGCTTTACTAAAGCCTGCCGCGGACAGCTGTAATACTTCATTTACTGTCATTCTCTCGCTCCTCTCCGTTGCGTGTGTTTGTCTGTTTCTGTTTAATACTATACAGACAAACACAAGATATTTCAATCGGCTAATTGCACAATTTTTTTCATGCAACTTTCTACTGACTGGGGCGGCTCTTGATGTACGCTATAACGTGCAACTATATGCGGCGGCGGTGACGGAATATCGTATAGGAGTTATCAGAGAGTTAACGTGATTGCGTATACGTATTGACGATCATGTTGTCGGTATTCCGCGCAAAGCTGTTTGGGGAAACGTGCAGAGCCGTCAGATACCCCGGTAA